CTGCGTACATCGATACCCAAACACACATCCTTGAACTCTTCCATTTAAAAGTATAACATATTTTTTTCTTTTAGTGTCTTAAATACACGTTTGTTGTTTTCAACGTGACTCCCCTCCCCATTGTTTTGGAATAATGCATCCTCACCCATTCCATATGAATATTGTTTAATCATACCAATGTTCATAGTTTGGTCATAAATACTTTTCTTTTGAACATTCATTTTCGAGAGTAAATTACTGATTATGATGTCATCATTATACGTGAGTTTGTAAAAGTCAGAAAAGACTTCCTTCATATCTCTCAACCATTTCATGTCGAGGATGACTCCACCATAACTCTCAGTGACATCTATACACTCTCGATTATATCTCGGTACACGTCCATTGTTGCTGATATACTCATCTACTCTGAATCCCGATAGACACCAACAACATGAGTCACCCTTGTACAACTCAATAAGCTTACTGCTCAGGTTAGGTGGGTATTTTGTGTCATCGTTCACAACTATGACAAGGTCCGCATCACATTTTTCAGCATGTACTGGACCCATATACATCGTACCTGGTCCATAGTCCGTGCACCTATTCAATATGGCTTTGGAGCACATCGAAAAGTCTGGAACCACGACTTCAACACCCGGAAATCTGTTATACTTGTAAGGGATGTTGATCCAAATCTCATCCACATCCTGATTTTTTTCGAGATCGTAGACGATGGCGGGAAGTGTTTTGAAACGGGTTGGAATACTCGTGAGACTTATGATTGTCTTCATATGGTTTTATTTAAAGTTTTATCCTTAATAGAAGTATATGAAAATTAGTTACGCTATATGTGTTTGCAACGAACATCAAGAACTTAACGCTCTACTGTCATTCCTGTCTAACGTTGCCGACGAAGAAGACGAAATTAATATTCTAGTCGACTCGGGTAAGGTTACCGATGAGGTGAGAGCCGTGCTAAAAGTGTTTGAGAACAGGGTTACAGTGAACGAGAGAATGTTTTGTGGAAACTTTTCAGAACATAGGAATTATCACATCACCAAATGTACCGGTGAATATATTTTTGTCTTAGACGCAGATGAAATCCCCCAAGAAGCGTTAATCAAGAACATAAAAACATTTGATGGAGATATTCTAACCCTACCTCGTATCAATATTATACCCGGATACACTGAAGAGTGGTGTAAAAAGATGAAGTTTTCTGTAAATGAGATGGGTTGGATCAATTGGCCAGATTATCAAGGTCGATACTTTAAAAACAATGGTAAAATTACATGGAGTTTAGGACTTCATGAGAGACTCGTAGGTTCGGAAAAAATTGCACAGCTTCAATCAGATCCTCAACTTGCTATTTGGCATATTAAATCTGTTCAAAAACAAGATAAACAAGATACATTTTACACCAACTTAAAAGAAAATGAATAAAAGTTATAAAGATGTGGTGGCCTTTGATGCAAACAGCCATCACAGACACGGATAAGAAGGCTATGATCGATTTTATACAGTCTTCGGATAGGTACACGTGTGGGAACATGGTGAAACAGTTTGAAGATGCATGGAGCGAATGGCTTGGGTGTAAGTATTCACTGTATGTAACCTCTGGAAGTACAGCCAATCTTCTATTGTTGGCGGCGGTTAAGGAAATGCACGACATCCCAAATGGTTCCAAGGTCTTGGTACCAGCGTGTACGTGGGTCACTAACGTATCACCAGTGTTCCAAGTTGGTCTCGAGCCGGTATTTTGTGATGTAGACCTAAAAACGTATAGTTTTGATATAGATAGTTTACCAGATGAGGACATCAAGATTGTTTTCGTGACCCATCTTCTCGGTCTTAACGCACCCATGGAAAAACTTAAGGAAAGATATCCGAATGCAATTTTCCTTGAAGACATCTGTGAGTCGCATGGCGTCAAGGGACCAAATGGGGAAAAACGAGGTAGTGTGGGAACAGGGAGTACATTCAGTTTCTATTATGGTCATCATATGACAACGATTGAGGGTGGAATTATTTCTACCGATAATGAACTTCTCTATGAACTCATGAAGATCAAGAGGAGTCATGGGATGGCTCGACTTCTATCACCCAAGTATTATGAAGAGGCTATTAACAAACACCCCAAAATAGACCCAAGCTTCTTATTCCTAACAGATGGGTATAATTTTAGAAACACCGAACTGAATGCTGTTCTCGGCATAGAGCAGTTGAAACGTCTAGATGAAAATATTGAAACGAGGCGTGATAATTTTGAGTGTTTCATGGAACATCTTGACCCTGAACTATTTTATATCCCTTATAATGACCCTGGGAATAGCAGTTTTGCATTCCCATTCGTATGCAAAAAACCAGAAGATATGCTTAAACTCAAGACTATCTTTACAGAACTTGGTGTAGAATATCGCCCTATTGTATCTGGTAATCTACTCCTTCACCCTTTCCTTGAAAAATGGAAAGATTCGGTAGATGTTCCAAATGCAAATCTTCTCAATGATAATGGGGTGTACATTGGCAACAATCAATTTATCACAAAGGATATGATAGTTAAAGTTTTTGAAACCATAAAAAACAAATGGTGAAGACTATTCTTCATCATCTAGGTCTCGGTGACCAGATCATGTTGAACGGTATGGTCCGGCATTTCGCAGAGACGGATACCGTGAGGATATTTGTTAAGCGTTGTCACGAAGAAAGTGTTAGGTTCATGTACAGGGATATTGCCGATAAGGTTGAACTCATACTCGTCGATACAACCAATCCCCGTGAAATATGGTCTCAAGCTAAGGGTGATATCATTCCACTCGCCACGTATGGAATGGATGACAAGAGTTGGGAGTTTATGACACAGGGTCAGGGTAGTATTATGACCAATTGGGCACATGGTGTCTATGTACAAGCTGGTGTGAACCCAAAGTATATGTATTCCAAGTTTAAGGTTATTCGAGATAAATCAAAAGAATTTACAATCGATGAGAAAAACTATATTTTCGTACATGATGATCCAGAGAGGGATAGGGTTATCGAAGTAAAAACAGATAAATTCGTTTATAAACCAGACTCTAAAGTTGTAGATAAGAATCAAGAATTCTTCAAATGTGATAGACCTAATATTTTCGAGTACATCTCAGTGATTGAAAATGCGGATGAAGTGCATTGTATGAATAGTTCATATAATTGGATGATAGAACTTGTGAAGATTGGTGATCCAAAGACGAATTTCTTTCATCTGGATATCGCTCATAAGTACTACGGACCTAGGACTGTGAAGACTGTGTTTAGTGACGAAGTGTGGACTTTCGTTTAATAACTCTTCTCCTCCACAATATTTGAACCCTCCTCCAAATTGATTACCTTTTTAATTCTCGCCCGCTCATCGTTGAATTTATAGATTTTTCTCGCCAGGTCTATAAACGCAGCCCCAAAATCCTCACACTTTTCGAGTTTCCTAATTCCATCCTCAAGGTCCCAGATTGTATTATTCACCTTTTTGAGTTCATCCTTTAGGGCTGTATGAAATTCAATCTTTCTTAAAATACCCAATTCATGACGAATATTTTTGAGTCTCATCTCATCTTGTATGCGTTCATCCTTAATCTCAAGGATAGTAATCTTATCAATCAGCTCAGCCTTGGAGATATCGACAAGCATTTAAAGTTTAAACCCGTCGTATCTTTAAATGTATGCAGGTATAGTTACGGGTCCGAACGGACAAGATGGATCTTATATGTGTGAACTCCTACAAGAAAAGGGGTATCATCTCGTAAAATTTCGAGGAGATGTGAGAAACTACGATGAAGTCTATGATACTATTCATGGGTGTATGGATTTTGAACGTATCGAGGTGTACAATCTGGCTGCGAAAGTCCATGGGTCTTCTCCCATAGATACATTCCAAGTGAACACAATGGGTATTCTCAACATCATGGAAGCGGTGAAAAATACTGGAATGAAGTCAAAGTATAGAATTTTCCAAGCTTCAAGTTCAGAGATTTTTGCAAAGACTAAATCAACCTGGTCGAGTCCACAAACGATACATACAATGCGTGGACCTCGAGGTATATATGGGATATCTAAAGATACTGCGGACTCTCTAGTTAAGCATTATAGGGACATAGAGGGTCTATATGTGTGTTCGGGTATTTTGTACAACCATGAATCGCCGAGACGACCAGATATGTATGTCACACAAAAAATAGTCAAAGGTTTACAATCTGGAGAATGTTTTCAAATTGGAAACCTTGAATCGAGGAGAGATTGGGGTCATGCGAAAGATTATGTTAAGGCTATGTGGCTCATGGTACAACAGCGATGGGCGAGGGAGGCTGTGATAGCCTCAGGTAAAACACATTCTGTCCGTGAATTCATCGAAATTGTCGCAAATAAACTGAACAAAACGATTGAATGGTCTGGTGAGGGTACAGATGAAGTTGGTAAAATAGATAGTAAAATCATGATTCGGGTATCACCAGAGTTTTATAGACCTGATAACAATACACTATTGGTGGGTATGGATGATTACATAGAACAGATTGGATGGACTAGGGAGTATGATTTCGATAGTCTTGTACAAGAGATGATATTCCCTCCCTCAGAGGAATCTCAGGTTTCCAATACTCTAGAATAAACGGTCTTGGTTCGTTAATTCGATCATGTGTATTAACCCCTGTATAAGACGGTCGCACATCTTCACATATATATCTCGCAATATCTTTGATTTTGATGGATTCAAAACTCGTCACATCCACGGAATTTGTTTTCTGTTTAATCGTCTCGTAGTTGCCCATGATTGTCGTGAGACACTTCGCACAATCATCTGTATGTAAGAACTGTCTCTCCTCCTCCCCATCCGTCATCAAGTCTATGTACCCCTTCTCCTTGAACTTGTGGATCAGATCTGTGATGACGTGTGACTTTTCAGAAACTTCTTCGGGTCCATATACGTTCCAGAAACGTGTGGTCATACCACCCAGCTTCCGGGTGTAATACTCCCCTACATGTTTTAATGTCCCATACACATTGTCCATGTTAAACATCGTACTCGAAGCGAATATGAACCGTTTACCTTCGAGGAGATTGAACGTGTTTAACATGATCATGTTATTCCTATTTATGAAATCCAATCCAACATCCCATATATACCTCGCACCACCAACATCATACGCCATGAAGAATACGAAGTCACTCGCGTCTATCTCACGTTTGAGTCTGTACGTGTTTAGGGAATTACTCAAATCATGATCAGTCGTCAATTTGATATCCCAATGGATGACGTGATGACCGAGCCCCTCGAGATGTTTACATAGAGCACTTCCTATAACACCCTCAGAACCAAGTACGAGTATATTCATATGTATTAAAATAAATACATCTTTAAGTATGAAGCCAATAGCTATTAATGTGTATATACTTCTCATGTTCTTGCTATACGTGTTGCGTAGGGCAGGGACATTTTCGATGGAAGAAAAGGTGAAGATGATCGAATTTTTAAGTTACATGGCACTCAACCCAAATAAGGCAATAAACCCAAGCATCGCCAATCTACCATTCTTGAGCTCAGCATCGGGTGTGAATGCTCCAATTTTCTCGGTACTGAAGTTTTCAGCCGTGAACAGGGACGCGAGTGCTAATGTAGTCACAACACCAGTCGCAGCGACAGCATACATAGGATCCTCAATCTGTTGAATTACATTTTCACCCGTCATCACCCAGTTTAGAGAACCCCATAGAACACCTTGCATAGCCGCTCGACCATTCAGAACCTCCGCGAAACGAGTCTTTGGGTTGTATGGTGTATTAGAAGGTTTCGCAGATGCACGAACCTTAATCGCACTACGAGCAGAGTGCTTAGTCTGATAACGCTTATAGTAAGAAAGTTTGATGGGTGCACAGATGACGGAACTCATTACTGATTTACTTAATATTACTCTCTTTAACCATGATGTTCTTCAAAACATATAGTTGTAATAATAAACTCATGACTGTATACATCGTAAACACACTGAAACCGTACTGTTTCGTATAATAAATCATCCACGTCGTCGTGACGACTATACCGAATATAATGGAATTTTTTAATTTTATATCAACATTATTCGAATTTTCGAAATCCATATACATCTTGACCATACCAGTGGCGATCGCAGTATATGCGATGGTGTCATTGAATTTCATTTCTAATCTTATAGTATACAAATATATAAATGGATCTCATATTACAAAGATTTACTGGGAAGATTGATACTCAGACCCTGATGAAAACCATCGAAGAAATTAAGATAGAATATATAGACGATGGATTCACAAAGGAAGACATTCCACCGATTCTCGGTCGTCTCATGATCGAAACAGCGAAATGCAAAAAACTCCCCGGACCACAAAAGAAAAAGTTGGTAATCGGCATTCTCAATCATCTCATCGAACAGATCGATAAGGGTGATAAGGATACTGAGTTTGAAAAAATCTTGAAAACATTAGTACCCCCTATGGTTGATGCATTCGCCAACATGATCAAAACGAAAGACAGTCTTAAAAAGTGCTTCGCTTGTCTAAACTAACATAAGGGTTATATACGATTGCACAATAGGATGAGATTTCCAACTTTAGAAACTATGATATCGTATGGAATTTACACAGTGAAGGAACTCGAACGATTCTCGAAGGGTCTCGTTTCAAAAAATAAATTAATAAGCCTAAGTGAGTGTAATCATTGTGATTTTGTATACTCGGGTAAAGTATGTATTAATTGTGAATTATGAAATACTGTACAGTCACAAGTTCTATGTCAAAAGGACCGGAGGTTGTTAGTAATAATCACATGTGCGCGGAACGACAACTCATCAAACGTTTGTATAGGGAATGTTTGAGGAAGGGTCGTAAATCTCATCAATTCACGGAATGGTTACATAGGAAGTACGGACAACTTATTGTGTACCGCCAGAATATTCATGGAGACGCTATATCATTACCATGTGTTTTATGCAGGAAAATGATAGAGAGGTATGATATTTGCTGGGTGGCTTATGATGGTATGCGATGGGTTCACAGTAAAAAAAGTGATAAATTACCACCATCTACACCCACCCCTAAACAAATAAGATTATTGGGGTTTGGGAGTTATAATGAGACCTAAAGCTGATTCCAGATTGTTGTAATCCCGTTTGAGAGGTTTATTTCTCTTGAGTCTCAAAGCGCTGTTATTCGTTGTCGCATTCTTTATTTCATCCATCTTTTTGGTGCTTGACACAAAGGGTATCATGTTATCAACAACCGGTTTCGTATCTATTTTTTTAGGTTCGGACACATCTATTGTGTGATTTTGTCTAAACTGTTCTATAGTCATATCGCCACCGAATACCTTTAGTTTAAAACGATTGGGGGCAAGCTTTACACTTCCTAATTTGTCGTACATCCTTTTACGCATCATTATGATGTTCCCACAAATGATACCACCTCGACTGATCCCATGCTTATCTATCGCATAGGATTTCATACAACTCCATGAACAAAAGTTTCCGGATGTTTGAAAAGAATTTCGCCTATTATCGTATTTATGGGGCATACTTAAAGGCTCACCATTAAATGAATGACAGCACCACCAACACCACATAGTCTTTAGAAAAATAAACTCTTTAACCTGTTCCATTAGTAATAATGTAACTCCATATACTCCATGTTAACTTAAAGATATATTAATCCTTTATATTAAATGATTCTATCTATTGACGTTGGTACAAAGAATTTAGCACTATGTCTCCTTGACGATAAAGCCGGAAATATCGTAAGGGAGTGGGATGTCGATGGAATTCCTCCTCAACACGCGGACGGTGTCTATGTATCTCTTCGAAAACACCTTGATGAAAGACCATGGGTACTCACAGCGGATGTGATTCTCATCGAGAAACAACCCGACCGCAATAAGAGGATGGTTTCAGTAATGCACTTCCTTCACGCCTACTTTATCATTAAATGCCCTCAAGTTGAGACAATCCTATACGATGCTCGTCACAAGATTCCCGATGTTGCCGGACCTGGGAAGGCACAATACAATAAGAGGAAAAAGGTGTCTATCGAAAGGTGTGAAGCCTTTATCCGTAACGGTACCACCAACGCACACTGGTTGGATACATTCATCAAATCAAAGAAGAAGGATGACCTCGCAGACACTGTTATGCAGGCTCTCAGTTTTGTGAATAGAGTTGAAGTCACACCAGCCTCTAAAAAGAAGAAAACAACCAAATTGGTAGCACGGAAACCTAACGAGAATCAAAAGATGACAAAGTATTCCAAACCCAATTTAGCTTGGATTTATTTGAATAAGCCTGAATGTGAAGTTCTCGAAAACAATAAAAGATTTATGAAGGATCTGAAGAGGTATTATCGGGACATTGAGGAGTTGAAGAAGGCTCTAGAGTTATCTTTATAATTGAAGAATTTTTAAATCCGGTCGCATTTTCTATAGAATTTTCTTTACAGAACTCCATAAGAGCTTTCATAACATCATTATTTTGATGACAGTCGTGACATAAAATGATACCATTTGTCTTCATTTTTGGTAAAAGAGTATTAAAATCCTTCAGAGCTCCTTCGTATGAATGATCACCATCTATAAATGCGAGGTCTATACTCTTATCTTTATGAATATTAAGTGTATACGCACTGTCACCACGAATAGGAATAACTATGTTTTGTAAGTTGTTGTTCAACACATTTTCATAAAAAGTATAAAAATAATCGTCAACTTTCGGTGGAGGACCAGATTCATTTGATAGTTCTTCCATGTTGTCAACCCATATATCGTGACAATATATAGTTGTACCATGCTTACTCGATAGACCGGCTAGAACACCACTACAACCCAAATAACTCCCAGTTTCTGCATATTTACCGTTCATGGGTATTTGAATATAGTGACTCAAGAGTACATTCGTATCAGCTTGATTTAATGTACCCTTAACACCGTTCACATAAGTATATGCTATACCATCATCAGTACATTCGAATTTTAGATCCATTATATTAATATTAATTACTGTTTTTTTAACCTCTTAAAGATAAGAAGTAAAGTATATACAAATGAGTCTCACCATCCGAATGTCCGCCCCCGTCAACAAACCTAACCTTGACAAGGTTATCAAAAGTAACAAACGTCTCAAGTCTGCGTTTCACTCACAGAAGAGTAAAAGATTGAACCATCGTGTAGCCCTCGATGAGCTCGATACATTCATGGAACTCGTGGATGACGCGATGGATGCCCTGAATGACACAAAAGTTGATATCGAAAAAACACAAGCGAAGTTGTACAAACTTTATGATTTTTGTGGAGAGGTACCATTCGATGATAGTTGTGATTATTAAAGATTTGAACGGATAGATGTACATAATGAAGAAAGTATTGGACCATGGATTCGTAGAACTCGTTGACCACATGCCCCAAGAAAATCTAGATAAGGCTATCGTTGATGGTGCTCGTGTAAGTTATCAAACGGGTACTAAAACTACACGTGGTGACAGAGGTCTTATTAGGTATCTCGTTAGAAATTGGCACACTTCACCCCTTGAACTTGTAGTATTCAAATTTCGTATCAAGGCACCCCTTTACATTGCTCGTCAGTGGCTGAGACATCGAACCGCTTCAGTGAATGAGATGTCAGCTCGCTATTCTATCGTTGATGAAGAGTATTACGAACCAGAAGTACTACGTGGACAATCTGAAGTGAATCATCAAGGATCGGAGGGTGTTGTGGAACTTGAAAGTGAATTGAGTGAGCTCGTGTCCAAAAATTACAAATGTAGTTTCAAGATTTATCAGGAGTTACTTGACAAGGGTGTTTGTAGGGAACAAGCTCGAGGTGTCTTACCACAATCGACCTACACCTCCTTCGTGTGGAAGATGGACCTCCATAATCTCATGCATTTCTTACAATTGAGGATGGATCATCACGCTCAAAAGGAAATTCGAGACTATGCCACGGCTATATATGAACTTATCCAACCCCTTGTACCCCACTCTATGGAGGCGTTCATGGACTTTAGGGTCAATGCCCTACAACTCACGGGACCTGAAATTGAAGCCATCGCCACAGGGAAAGAGATTGAATCTCCGGGAGAGAGACGTGAGTTTCAGGAAAAGTTGAAACGTTTAAATTTAAATATCGATACAAAGTAAATGCTTGCCATTACAAACACTTTCACTGTATTCGCCGCCGATAAGAAGGATAAGGGGTTCAAGAGATTGAGTAAGAAGATCCAAAAGGAACGTGACGCTGATGTGGACAAGATCAAAGAGAAGGTCTCTGATATTTTCCGTGATGAACAGCGTCGTATGAAAGGGTACTTTGACGAACATAACAAGTTGGTCAAAAAGACTGACGCACCCAAGAAGAGGGGGAAGAAGTCTATCGACTTTTACGAAAAGTAAACCATAGTGTACACAAAACAAAAAACATTGCCAGGGGTGGATTGTCCCCGAACTTCTCAGACAGTAGAGCACACACCACGCTGTACTGGACGAGCCTAACTTCTTGTTGTGTTTTAACCATAGTACGTTTCATAGACCCCCTAGACTTTTGAAGACCCGTGACAGCTGTACTTATTTTACCTATCGTCCCAGGAATCTCCGCGGTCTTCATGAATATATCACCAACATCCACAGATTCTATTATTTGTTGTTGAATGAGAGGTTCCAAGTATGTGAAATAGTTGAAATCTGGATCCAATTTGATACAGATACCCTCTATCGTGGAGAATGCCTTGGCGAGATACACGAAACTACTCGGCACGACGAATGGTTTTTCCATGGCGAGTTGCATCGCGAGGTCATCATTCACAATCCCAGAACCATCCAAGGTCTCTAAGTACCCCAAGATAGTTTCAAAGAAGAGTTCAATATCAGAAACATCTGAGGATGTTGGAACAATCACACCCAATTTGACTAGGGTATCAACTATACCAGCAGTGTCTCGTGTGACTATAAATCCAAAGAGGGACTTGAACCCATCTCTCAGTTCTTCAGAGAGTGGCACGAGTAGACCAAAATCATAAAAGACGAGTTTCCCTTTGGGTGAAAACCCCAAGTTACCCGGGTGTGGGTCAGCATGGAATATACCATTGTCCATAGTTTGAATAACATATGCGTTTATCAGGGCTTCGCATATCTTCTTCTTATTCACTTTGGGATCTGTAATTTCAGTCAACTTTACTGAAGGTACATATTCCATTACAATCATTTCATCGGTAGAATACTTTTTATACACTCTTGGAACTTTTACCCAATCAACATCTTTCATACTTTTTCGAAACTTTATAGCATTATCAATCTCTTGTTTATAATCAGCTTCCCCCAAAAGATATTCTATAGACTCATCGAGAACTGAACCAGAACTGTTTCCTGTATCGATGCCTATTTTTTCCAAGGTCTGTACAATAGTCCGTATAGTGTCGGTATCTTCCCTCATGATATCCAGAATTCCTGGGCGTTTTATTTTTACAACAACTTTTTGACCGTTTTGGAGTACAGCCATATGGACTTGACCGATACTCGCGGATTTAAATGGTACAGGGTCAAATTCTTTAAAAATCTCATAATCTATGACGGTCTCGAATTCTACGGGTGGGACATCATCTTGAAGTGATTCCAATTCTTTTGTAAATTCTGGGGGGTAGAGGTCCCCCCTCGTCGAAGCGATCTGACCTAATTTTACAAATGTTGGTCCAAGGTCGAGGAGTTCCACCTTTGTCCATTGACCAAGCTCTTTTTTGTTTTGTACAGTGGCATTCTTCCATAGAAACTTACCTGCAAACTTCCATGTTTTCAACTTTCTACTAGGAAGTTTGATTGGTATATGTTGAGCAACACATAACATTCTACAATAAACCTATATAATAATCTATGACTAATTATAGAATGAAGGTTCATATCGTAGGAGCTGGTCCAACAGGTCTGTCTCTCGCGTGGGAAATTCTAAAATCAGGAAAACACGAAGTCACTATTTACGACAGAAAAGTTTCAGGTGGTGGTTCCTGGTGGGAGCCAGGGGGCGAGAAGAGAGATCTTCACGCACATAGACTTCTATTTGATCGTGCATTCATCAACTTCAAGTCTCTCATCACCGAGATGGGTATAAATTGGCATGACCTTTTCTTACCCGTCGACAAAAAGAAATACTTTGGCTTCATGATTCGATCACTGAGCCCTGGAGATTACGTCACCCTCGCACTTCTGTTCACGAAAGTATATGCTTTCCCTGAAAAATACAAACGTACACCTCTTAAGGATGCCCTCGGACCACTGAGTAAAAAGGGTTCGAAATATGTCGAACACATGCCCCTCATCATGGATGGAGTTACATGGAATGTAATGTCCGCCTACGAATTTGTGAAAAGTTTTGATCATGTAGGACTTTCTGGTATTTATACACAGAGGGTTTCAGGTAAAGTGATGTGTGACGCCATGGAAAAGGCTGTTATGGATGCTGGTGCAAACTTTGTCTTTGGGACAGAGTTGTTAAGTGTTGAGTATGGTGAAAATGATTTCGTCGCGACGTTTTCGGATGAAAGAGTTATTAAGGATGGAGTTCTCTTTTTATGTTTAGACAATAGTCCAGCTCTCAAATTGCTAGGGGACAACTGGGGACCAGATGCATTCAAGAAAGTGAGTGAAAGTACATACGGCGCCATAAATGTTCTTCTCGATTACGATACCCCAATTGAAATAAAAACAGACATAGAAATCTCAACCACCACAGAATGGAATTTACAACCTAAAGTTCTCTCCGATTGTAAAACCATATCATGTGTCATTTGTGATCTCACACCAGAAATTCTCAAAACTGATCCAGAAACTCTAAAGGCTGGGGTCGTGAGACAACTCGGTGTCCCCACACCAAAGTCTATACGGATCGGGTGGGGTGCAGAATGGAAAGACAACAAATGGGTCTTCACACAATCGTCGGGTGTTCTCAGTCTTCATGGACAACTCCCATTTTTTGGGAAGTGCCCCAAGGTTGCCATGTGTGGTATGATGTCGCCGCGAGACACACCGTATTCGAGTGTCGAAGCCGCGACTGAAGTTTCCAGGTCTCTAAGTCATATCTGTTTTGGAACAAGACCACCCATGAAACCCATCTTACTGTCTCAGGTCATGTTATTTGTGTTTGTAGTACTTATAGTTTTACTATTAGTATATCGTATATGAAGTTATCAGCTAAAGTGTACGAACCCATGTACGAACATAATGAAAAAAAGTATATCCGCTTCACGATTCCCCAGAGGGTTTCTGAAATGATAGAGCGAATGCACGCGAATAGGGTACACCTACTCACCAACAAGAGTGTGAGTAATCCACTCGAAGGTCATGTTCTAAAAGTAAAGGTTCCATTCCGATATAGGAGAGTGATGTGCGAAGTTAAGGGGCGACCCTTGCAGTCTCTTATACGGGGTGATGAAGTTGAAATCGAAATAGATTTCAAGGGTATTTGGAATGTGGGAGATCACTCAGGCTTTTCTTGGGTACTCTCGAGCTCCTCAGTGGGCTCTACCGACTGATTGGGGTCATTGGGGAGGTCAATTGTCTTGAGACCACCCTTCTTGAACCCCTCAAAGGTGGAGAGCATCCCTTGCATACGGAACAAATCCTGTGTCGTTCTCTCGAGGCTCTCACGGAGCTTCTTAATATTATCTTCAACGTCGACGGTAGGCATTGTACCTATTTAAAGTTTGTACCCTTTAAATAAGTATGCTCACCAGAACCGGATACCTAGTGAGTGAGGGACCAATTCAAGAAATTAAAAAGGAACTTACCGTAAGACCCATCGTCAATGGAGACTACGGATTTCCTCCCCCGCCTTTCAAAGTTTTTAGACCAACTAAGAATGGAGTCTGCATTCCAAGATTCTATGGAACCGATAAACTTGGAGAACCCAAGGAAGATAAGAGACCCGAGCCCACCCGGATCCGAACCAAGTTTGTCGGACAGCTCAGAGACGCGACACACCAAAATGATGCCCTCGCAGCAGCGATTAAAGCAGGTCACGGTGTCCTTTCTCTACCATGCGGCTATGGGAAGACGACGGTATCCTTGGCAATAGCGTGTAAATTGGGATACAGAACGATGATCATCGTCCATAAACAGTTTCTCGCGGATCAGTGGCGTGAACGTATCCAACAGTTTTGCCCGGGAGCTACCATCGGGGTCGTACAACAGGATAAGAAGGAGGTAGAGTGTGACTTTGTAATCGCGATGCTCCAGTCCCTCTCCCTCAAAGAATATAGTTTCTCAGACTTCGAGAGTATAGGGACGCTCATCGTTGACGAGGCACACCACATCTGTGCGAAAGTTTTTAGTCAAAGTCTCTTCAAGATGTGTCCCAAGCACATTTACGGACTCTCAGCAACCCCAGAAAGGAAGGATGGTCTCACCAAGGTTCTCCACTGGTTCATGGGACCCACATTCTTCGCCGTTGAACGAAAAAACCAGGAACAGGTGGAGGTTTTCCCCATAACATTTGACTCACCAAATTATAGGAACCCACCACCATCCATGAGAAATGGGAAGATTTCCATGCCCAACATGATTACCCAAATTGTTGAGGATAGGTCAAGAAACCAGATGTTAGTAGAGCTCGTAAAGAAAGCATCAGCTGGAACGAGGCAACTTCTCGTTCTCAGTGACCGTAGACAACATTGTGAGTTTCTTCATCAGTGTTTCCCCAAGACATCGGGTTTGTATATGGGTGGTATGAAAGAGGCAGCGCTCCAGGAATCCTCAAAGAAGAAGATCATATTCGCAACATTCAGTCAAGCCCACGAGGGTCTAGATATCCCAACACTCGATACAGTTATCTTAGCCAGTCCCAAGTCTGATATTACCCAAAGTATTGGTAGAATCATGAGAGAGACAAAGGGGAAAAAGAATGACCCACACATCTACGATGTACACGATCCATGGTCGATCTTCACAGCCATGTATTACAAGAGAATGAAGGTGTATAGACAAGGTGGTTTCAACATTCGAGGCAAATTCACGGAGGAACCCAAGAGTGATTTCCCTCAGGGAAAGTGTCTGTTTTTATAATCTGAACATCTATTAAATATGTCTGGTGCATTAATACAACTTGTCTCAAAAGGTGTACAAGACGCATACCTCATAAGTGATGAGGGGCATTCCTTCTTCCGTACGAAGTTTACAAGACATACAAATTTTTCGCAGGTCCCTAAACTGATTAAAACGATAAATGATAACGATACCTCGATCACGATCCCGGTTCTCGGTGACCTCATTAACGCCTTGTGGTTCGAAGGTTCTTCCAATACCCTCACGATGTTTTCCAATTCTACGATTGACCTGTATATAGGGGGTCAGAAGGTCGATTCACACCATTTCGACTATTACACCGATATATGGTCAAATTATCTCGCGGACACCTGCACTAAATCACGAGATTTGAACAGTAAATCCTCCAATGAAAATCCAGGGTTCATACCATTACACTTTTTCTTTTGTGACCATAAGGCATTTTTACCTCTCGTCGCCCTCCAAAATCACCAAGTCGAAATAAAGATTAACTATGACCAAACCAGTCTCGCTGGATTGACGGATGAAGATAAAAAGATTGAAGTGTACGGTAATTACATTTTTTTGGATAAAGATGAAAGAGAGGCTATCATTCAACGACAGTTGGATCTCGTGATCACACAGGTTCAACGGGTAGAATACAAACTTAACACATTCGATGGATACAATACACTTGACTTAAGCCCGTTCAACCACCCAGTTAAATCGTTGTTTTTTGGCTTCAATGCAACCGTGAGTAATTATAAAATTGACTACTTTACGTTTACTGGTGCCGATTTACAAATCAATGGTACGTATTTATTTGAAAATATGAAACCCAATTATTTCCATACCGTGCAAAATTATTATAAATCTCAATACGGTGTTTCTGAATTTGATTCGACCCGAAACGTGATGGTATACACGAGATATTTCGCCTATCACTTCTGTATGAACGCGTCGGAGTATAGTCCATCGGGATCGTGTAATTTCAGTCGTTTGGACAACGCTAAAATGATCATAAGGGGTGCGTCCATTGGCGCAGGAAGAGTCCCTGGTCAACCCCTATACATCTATGCAGTTAATTACAATGTGCTTAGGATCAAAAATGGGTTGGGTGGTGTATTATTCGGGAATTAAACGTACTACGGAGGAAGACCCCGCGGTAGATTCAATATACATTTATGCCCTGATGGCATCTGATACGGCTAAAGCAACTACGCCTAAGATGAAAGCTATCACGACGTAATTTAATTCACTCTCCTCTAAACCAACCTGAACATTCAGGGGGGTGACAGCAGGTGGATCCACCACCAACTGTTTGGGAGGTTCCAGTTCCTCCAATGGATAGTACGCTATCATTTATATATATTTAGAGATTAATTTCCTTTTTCGCCTTCCTCTGTCTGGTGGTACGCTTACCTTTGGTGGTGGCGACGTTCACCTCCTTGACTTCACCTCCAGTGGAATCACCAGAAATTGAGATGATGTCGGAGATGTCATCCTCATCATCCTGGGGTTCGAGGGGGGAGATTTTCGTCGTGTTCATGGGGGGAGCGGGTGGCATCATAATCCCACCCATCAAACTTGATATATCGATACCTGGACCCTGCATCTGGTACTCACCAGAACCACCCACGGGAGCATCCGTTGTAGGACCCCCTGGAGCACGAGTGGTGTTCTGGACCGCCGCCATCATATTCTTCACCAGGTCGGGGTTCTGCTTCATCACATCGTTCATGTTGGGCATCACTGACTTGAACATACTATTGGTCAGGTGGAACATCATCGCCGAACCACCCAACATCATGATCAACTTGATTTCGGGGGCGACGCTGACCTTCGAGCGATACTTCACGTACAACTCCTCGAAAACACCATCGTAATCATCGACACCTTCCATCACTGACTCCGACCAACCCTCGAGTTGGATCTCGAAAGGGTTGTACCTCTTGTTGAGAAACTCCAGCCCAGTCACACACGCCACGAGCATCCGTCGAGAGAAACGAACAGACTGTTCCACGTCAATGCTATATGTGATTCGCTTCACCTCTGACCTGAGCTCTTCAACATTAGAGTACGCGTTGAGTCTCTTGTTCACCGCGAACCCCTTCTTTTCGAGGCGACTCAATTTATTGATGAGATCAGCCTTCTCCTCGTCGATAGAGGTGTATCCCTTCGTCGGTTGTTCTCCCTGTTGACCGGGACCAGGACCCATATCCATGTCTTGGTCGTCGTACATCTCTTCCTCCCCATAATCAATCTCTTCATCTTGTTGGTGTTGCACAGGAGCAGACTGTTTGTTGGGATTCACAAAAGCATCCATACTTTCCTGTTGCTGGGGCATAGGTGGTGGATTTCGAGTGGGTCTGGTTGGTCTTGGAACACGCTGGGTTTGTGGAGTAGATATTTCAATCTCATCCATGATGGCCTGTTCATCCGCATCTAATTTCATAATGTTGGTATTTCCTCTGTCGAGTACGATTTCTTCGTCCATCTACTCTTTATGTAGAAACTAAAAAAATTACCTTTAACGCAGTTTAAAAAAATATTTGTACATTATAAATGTTTACCCTTAATCGTACCAGTCGTAATGCGCTCTCAATGATTGTCATCCTTCTCGTGGTCATCTCGGCTCTCGCCGCTTTCAGGACTACCACCACCAGTAAATACCAGCCCAAGCCCATCACCGTCAAGACTGTCAGTGATGCTTCAATTTTTGATCTCCCAGTCAGCTTGGAATGTACTGCCGGGTCTGGGAAAAAAGATAGTCCCTACTCCAAGGGTCTCACACCAGGTGGTATCTGTGGCGCCCAGGAACTCGTGAGTGCACACGCTGGGTATGAGATTACCGATGGAATTGGTGGATCTTTAATCTAAGCTAATATAAATGGCTCTCATTACAACTCTCAGTGAGAGTATCCCTGATCTCAATTATGAGTATCACACAGTGACGATAGATACAATTGGACAGAGTAGCGCCAATGTTTTCACATGTCATCTCCAAAATCCACTAAAAAATGTTGTTCAGGCTAGACTGTTAGCCACTAATATTAATACGACAACTGATACGAAACACTGTTATATTTCCATTAGCGAACTTGATACAATTTTCAGTGATAGAGCTTCAAATGTTTATGAAGGTCAAAGTTCGATGAGTATGCTAAGAAATTCGTTTGCGAGTATCATAGGTGAAGGTACGACATCGTTCAATTTTAAAGATAATTATCCCATTGTGACCCAATATATCGATCCTATTCGTACGATTGATCGATTTACAGTGACTCTCAGAAACCAAAATGGTGTACCTATTACACCATCTAGCCCCGTTAAAAATAATTTTATAATTCTTCGTTTCGTGTGTAGAAAACCCAATTTGTAATTTTCTCCCTTTACTATAGTATACCATGTCTGCAGGCATTGTTCAATTGATCGCTATCGGAGCCCAGGATGAATACATCATGGGTGACCCCGAAATTTCGTTCTTTAGTTCAACGTTTAAACGACATGCTAATTTTTCACAATCCATCGAAAAACAAACGATCCATGGAGCGGTGAAAAACAATTCAATGTCCAGTGTTCATTTCGAACGATCTGGCGACCTTCTCGGCTATGTCTATTTTACAATCGATAATATCACATCAGCCCTTGATATTCAAAGGTGGGATACCATCATAGATAAAGTGGAACTTCTCATCGGTGGTTCGGTCATCGATACCCAAGATTCCATATTTACTGAAAAAATTGCGATTGATACATTCGCACAAAACGTTTCCAGAAGTGCGAATGGTACACACCCAGGTGTGAGTGCGCGTTCATACTTTTACCCCCTTCGCTTCTTCTTCTGCGAGGGTCCTCAATGCGCCTTACCCCTAGTAGCCTTAAACTACCATAATGTTGAACTTAGGATTCACTGGGCTACGGCGGCAGCGGACTACAACGTAGAGTGCTATGCGAACTACTATTATCTCGATAACGAGGAGCGTGGTAACATCGCAATGAGGAAACATGACCTTCTCATCACCCAAGTACAGAAAAACATTCCATCTCGTACACTCGTCCAGGATCTCACATTTAATCACCCCGTGAAGTATATCGCCTCATCGGATACGACCACGGATGGTGCGCTCACTTCACCCCTTAATAAAATTAAGTTAAACATCAATGGTACGGATATGAGTAATTATAAATGGGGAAAACCACATTTTATTGATGTGATGAGTTACTATCACACAAACTTTGTGACGTCCCCAGATTTCTTTCTCTATTGTTTCTGCCTCTCAACAAGCTCACTTCAACCCACAGGTACCCTCAACTTCAGTCGTTTAGAGTCCGCTAAGATCATGAGTGAATCAATGCCTATCAACGACCCGATATATGCGGTCAACTATAACGTCCTCCGTATCGAGAACGGTATGGCGGGACTCCTCTACGCGAATTAAAATGCTAATCTATATTAAATGGTCAAGAACTTGCCGACAGTCGAACGATCTACAAAAATTAGGTTCGGTAAGAACGCAACAGAGAACCAGGGTGAGAATACGATCGTGTTCAATGCCAGTGATGTCCAGATTGATGCGACACAACCGGGATCGGTGTACATGACCCCTTTACGTCAAGTGCTTGATATTTCCGATCGAGGCAACAAGATCCTCACGTATAACCGAGATACAAAAGAGGTGTCTGATTCGGGGGTGGCTGCCGTAGACGTTTTACAACCAAATTTACAAGCCACGACAAACCTCGGAAACACAACGACAAACACAACCGAGTTTAGGAATACCGTGACGAGTCTCGTGACGACCGCGAACGTAGGTATCGCAAATTCTTCACCAGTTCATACCCTGGATGTAGGTTCGAACCTCTATGTCGATGATACAGGTTCGAATGTCCTC